GGTCTGTTCAGAAACTTGGGGAGTCAAGGACCCCCCGTAAACTGTTTTGTACCACGACCAATTACCAATTGGCCTGCGGTATCTAACACCAACGAAACTTGTTTCAGTATCGCTAGTGCATCCCTGTGAGAGAAGATCCTTTACGGATTGCCTCCTCTCTATGAGGGCATTTAGGCGTGAACCACAAGATCCACCCATAGTGCGGCTGTCCTTCTCTCTAAAGTAACATTTAGAAAGAAGTAGGCCCTATGGGGGTTTCCGGTGGCTTTTAGCCTGCCGTCCCACTTTCGTGGAACAGCGGAAATTGTTGTCTCCTTTATCCCATCCCTTTGTCGTTCCTTCGAACAAAAGGAAGAGTTCGATCGAGTAGCCGTTTTGGCGTTGATACGATCGAAACTATCTAAGAAATATTTACTATGAAAAATCCAATAAAATGAATTTCACTTAGCAAACTTTTCAAAGATGATATCAAGAGAGAAGCGATGGTTACACTGGCAAACTCTTTTGAGCTGCCAGCACTGGCCAAGAGATTAGGCTTCCGAGTAATCGGAGCAGTTTTCTCTCGTACAGTGAAGTTTACTGGGAAAGCTTCCCAATTAGCACACTTTTTCTCCTACTTGTTACGCATGGCAAAAAACCATGGTCACGTGCAGGTAGTGTCCTACTTGAAAAGTTCGCAGCTTGCTTTGCAACGAAAAGTAGCAGGGTCTCCCGTTGAATCTCTTAGAGAGATTGAACCGGGGAAACCGTTACCACGTTTAGCCTCCTGTGGTCTTCCTCGGATAATTCCGAGTAGGGACCGGAGAGCTATACTGCAGGGTTCACCATCAGTGATTAGATGGTGATCCACTTTATTTTCCGTTTATCGGATCATAAAGATACCTGGGGTATATAAACTAAACACGATAACTGATGCTTACTCTGGTAATTTGATGTCCTTAAGTTACGTATCCGGACGGCTAGCTGTATTATCAGCCAACCTACGGAAAGGTAACCCGGGCATTAAAATCCGAGAGCAAGTATCCCTGATACCATTGGAAACGGCATCACCCTCTTCTAAGACCGCTTGGTTAGGCTCAATCCTTGATCCATCAATTTTAAAATTGCATGGTCTGGATGAAATCTATATCAAGTTCTTAGAAAAACTGGGTTTCGAGCATCTAAAAGGTCAATTTATTAATTGCCTAAAATTTGCCGAACTCAGAGGGGGATACATGAAATTAGTAACGCCAATGCAGAAATCATATGAAGGTGAGTTTGAGGATAATGATCCGACCAAACCTTTAAAACCTTTATATGCGGGCCAACTTTCTACAAAGTTGGAGGCAGCGGGAAAAATAAGAGTATTTGCGATGGTTGATCTGTGGACTCAGTCCGCTCTTCAACCAGTTCACAAGTTTCTTTTTGATTTCCTAAAGACAATTCCTAATGACGCAACATTCGACCAGGAAGAAGCAGTTAAACGCTGTTTCCAAAAGGCTGAACAAGCAAAAAAATCGTTTGGATTTGATCTTTCTGCCGCAACCGATCGGTTACCAATTGATCTTCAAGTTAGTGTCTTATCCTCCCTTATTGGGAAGGAAGCGGCACTCTTGTGGAAACGATTGTTAGTTGATCGGGACTATGTCTTGCCACATGTTGACGACGAGCCGGGACGGGAGCATCACAAAGTACTACGGTATGAAGTGGGCCAGCCGATGGGCGCTCTATCTTCATGGGCAATGTTAGCCCTTACGCATCACTTGCTAGTCCAATATGCCTATCAAAGGGTCAATCATCTCTCTACAGAGTGATTCCAGGGATACGAGCTATTAGGAGATGACATTGTGATTTTTGACAAGGAAGTTGCCGACTCTTATCTTTCTGTAATGGAAAGGTTGGGAGTTGGTATCAATCTTGCGAAATCCGTCATTGCCGAAAAGAAGCCTGTATTCGAGTTTGCTAAAGTGACCGGTGTCCTCGGGAGAAACTGTTCTGCGTTATCCTGAAAGATGTTTATCTCTCAGAATACCATTATGGGTCGAGTCAATATTGCGTTCTCACTGTTGAGAAAAGGAATAGTGACTGATCACGTAATGAGATGGTTTGATACCTTATGCAGAAAGTCTAGATGGTCAAAAGGGAGTCCAAATTGACCCCTTTTTGCCTTTCTGACTATGCTTTCCAATACCGGAGCTATACCGTATGAGCTTGTTATTCAGTCTCTCTATGACCAGGTGAAACCTGAGAGAGCTTTCTTCAAGTCTCTGCTATTAAAGGCACGGGTAGAATATATCCGAGGACTAATAATGCAGACAATTAATAAAAAAGAGTTTACCCCTTCCAAAAAGTCATTAGACATATGGAAACAGGACGCTCCGTGGGCTAAAATTGCCATTTTCCAACCTGTCTTTGATTTTGCAAAGAACTTTGATGGGGAGGCGATGGTAGTCCGCCTTGCTAAAGCAGCCGTGAAGGCTAGCTTGCCGCAAGAGAGCCCTCTTAAAAATTGGGTCTTAACCTATAACCAAGTCTTCCGACTTAATGGTGATTGGGATGAGACTGACTGCCAGGAAAATAACATATTCTTAGTATACTTTCACATGTTCTTTGGGCCTGTAACAAGGTTACAAGAACCCTTTAGCAATATGCATAGATCTAGGGTAGATTCACCTATCGAGGAGCTAATGAAGCTCCGAGAAGATATGGATCGTCTATACGAAATCAACGATATTGTTGAAAGAATGTGGGAGAAAGCAGAGAAGGGGTCTCCTCGTCCAGACACTAAGTTAGCCTCACCTCTAAAGGTGTTGGTCTTCCTTAGACGGGTCCGGAAAGAGCAGGAACGAGTTCTCTCAGAATTTAAAAGGGACTTTATGACAAGGTAGCTATACCAGGTTGTTTATCCCAGTACGCAAGGTTCCATCGTAACCAAGGCTTAAGACTGCGCCATGCATTTAAGTACACGATCATTGTCTTTGG